AACAACACACAGACGTGCACTTGCACGTGCGCGTAACTCCAGAACCAGGTCTTCGATTAGATGGAATTAATGTTGTTTCGGACCTAGAGATTTCACTATTGGATGCTTTACGTGGTTGCAAGAAGACTGTCAACACCATCCAAGGTGATAAAGAAATAGAAATACAACCTCAATCTAGGCACAAAGATGAGGTGGTCATCCCGCATTTAGGAGTTAATGGGGCGGGGAACCAAAGAGTAATCCTGGACGTCAAATACCCCTCCAATGTTGGTAATTTGATTGATGTCCTAGCTTAGGAGTTGTAATGGCATTCTCAACGTTTTGTACTAATAAGGGCTGTGGAAAGGTTCAAGAGCCATACATAGATCCTAAGGATAACAAGGTTTATTGCTCAGAGTGTGATGGTGAAATCACTAACCTCACCCCCTTTGTCAAAAACCAAATGAAATCATCCAAGCAATTTAAGAAGAAATCGGCCAAGCCTTTCGCCGTAAAATGTGCTAAGTGCGGCAGGGAAGAGCGCCCAAAGATTGTCCAGGAGGATATAGTCTGTGGTGTCTGTAACAAGCCGATGGACAACCTAAGCCCAATCTTCAAGAATATGTTGAAGGAAAAGCTCAGGACCGTTGACAAGGATGTTTAAACTACCAGAAGAGGAAGTTGGTATGTTAGAGAAGATAGTGGAGTCTTGTAGGTACCTGCTCAAGGATTTCCCTGAGGCCCAAGAGGCTCAGGCTTATCTAGACTCTCGCCTTACCCCAGAAAGCCAGGAAGACTTTCAGTTTGGCTATTTCCCTGGAATTAAGAATCTTCAAGTACTCATCGATATGGTAGGAGAAGAGGCTCTTCTCAAGGAAAAGCTCTTCTATTCCCGAACCATCGAGGACTCCTTAGGCCCTCGCACCATCAATACGGTGTATTTTGAGCACCACCCGCTAATCCTACCATTCCGTAATGTTTACGGCAAGGTAGTGGCTTTGGTAGGTCGTACCCTGCTTCCTGAGAAGGAAATGAAGGCTCTCAAGATACCAAAGTACAAGAATACGTCTGAGACCCCTCATTTCGTCAAGGGTAATCTATTATTTGGTTTATATGAGAATAAGCAAGCTATTTTAGAACAAAACTGTGTCTTCATCGTAGAAGGGCAGTTTGATGTTATTAAGGCTACTGAGAAAGGATTTAGGAATATTGTCGCATTGGGAAATTCTCATATGACAGCCTATCAATTTTCTGTCATTAGCAGATACACTGATAACATCAATCTATTACTAGATAATGATGAAGCTGGTGCGAAAGGGAGGAAAAGAATTCGTGAGAAGTTTGGCAAACTTGCCAACATTCAAGATTTTTACTTGCCAGAAAGTTACAAAGATATAGACGAGTACTTCACTAAGTCGGGTGAGGATACGGTCTCCTTTGTTGTCAAGGGCTGAGATTTTAAGCATTCTCAGCACTTACCATTGATATATTCTGATTCAGTCTCTAGCCATTAAAACGTGGAGTATAAATGGAACGCAGAAAAAATAGATCAGATAAGTACCAGTGGGTGTTGTTAGAAACAGTATGTTCAAATGATATGCTTGAGTCGTTTTGCAACGAGGATAGCATCTCAGCCAGACTGAACCCCTTTGAGTACAGTGAAGACCTAATCGAGCTAGAAGAACAACTGAAGAAAGAATTTTGGAGAGTAGTAGATACGCTACTCACCCCAAGACAGCGAGAAGTTATCAGATTGTACGCCGATGGCTACACCCAGATGGAAATCGCTAAGATGCTAAATGTTAACCAGAGTTCTATTACCAAGTCGTTAAACGGTAACGTTGATTACAAGAATGGTAAGAAGATTTATGGTGGAGCCCGTAAAAAGATCCGTAAGATAATCGAAAATGATGAGAGAATCAAAGAAATCTTGGGCAAAATGAGAGATTTAAGAGACGAGCGCTGGTAAAAACCGCCTCACACGAATTTAGGGCCTGTCTTCGCAAGAAGGCGGGCCTTTTGCTTTTGGGAATAAAATGGCACTAATTAGTACCCCATGCGGCTAAAGAAAGTGCAAAACCGTATCAATATTACTTTATCTATGTAAGGCATATTCTGTTTAACGGGAGACGTAATGTCAAAAAATTCGATAGATTACTCTGGTTTGGAGAATAGAATTCTCAAAAAGGCTTATAGGCTTAGTGATGTTAAAGATCAACTTGAGACCGTAGCTTTTGACGTTGTTCGTTTTAAGGATAGTGACAAGTCCGCCGACCTATGGCAGGTACAGAGTGCTGACGATGGTGAATACATCGTGGCATTGTATCAACCAGAGGAAGACCAGAAGACCGCTTCCGTTTGGGAAGTAAGAGTCAGCAAGACTGCCGGCGCATTACAGATTTCATACAAGGGCGACCCATTGGTCAGCATCTCTTCTACTAGGATTGGTATTCCACGCAACGAGCTACATAAGGCCGAGGAATACTTGCCAGAGAAGCTTGCCTCCAACAAGAAGTTGGTTAAGGCCCTATTGAATGAGTTATCAGAATCAGCTAAAAAAGAGGTATTAAGTAAATACCCGGAGTTAGTATAACATTACGGAATAGGTGTTGAAACATGAGCCTCGACAAAATACAACAATTAGTAGGTTCTCTGGCCAAGTCAGTGGAAGACAACGAGAGAATTGCTACTCCAATCCTAGCGGCAAAACTAGCCAAGGCTGTTGACGCTTATCCTGGCGATCAGACTATCGGTGCCATGTCACGTGTCATTAGCAAGATGGCTGAAAACAATACCTTGTTTATCCGCAAAGCGGATTTGAAGGCTCTCTATACGAAGCTCCACTCTCGTAACACTAAGTTCGCTGAACTGTTTCAAGGTGAGTTGGGTGTCGTAGATGCATTGCCTGCACCAAAGACTTTTGAACGTGACGAAGCTACTCAGGTCAATCCTTTCCAAGTAGGTGACGCCGTTCTAGCTAACGCACTAAATAGCGTATTTGATAAGCATCTTCCATTGAAGATGTATTCTCAAGACTTGGCTAACAAGGCTCTAGCCTCTGTGGCTAGCACTTTGGATGCCTGGAACTTGAAGCCAACTGCACTTGCAGTCGATGATGGCAACGATAAGTTCCTTGTTATCAAGGCCGACTATGAGACTCCTAAGGGTGTAACTAGTTTGTTCATCCCAGTTGAAACCCCAAACAAGAAGATTGTCGAGGCTTCTGTGTTTATGGGTAACACTGGACCACAAGAACTAAATCACACCGAAATCAAGACCTATCTAACCACCAACGCCGGTAAGAATCTTAAGATGACCGGCTCTGTTATCCTAACTGCCCTAACTACGGCTGCTTCCGAGAACAGAGAAGTCAGCGATGCTGAAATCGCTTTGACTAAGTTGACTGCTGCCCGTCAAGGCAAGTCTGAATTCTTCCAGAATCAAATCGTCGGACAAAAGGTTGCTACCGCTTCCGCTAAGGATGTTGAGCTTCCAAAGTCTGAGGAGTTCGCCTCTTTTGAACAGCAATTTACTTCTCCTTACGGCCAAGCCTCCTGGCAATTTGGCAAGGATAAAGTAGAGGGTGCTAGAGGTCATATCGTTCGTGAGCTAACTGGCTACGGACACAAGAACCCACAAGTTACCGTCGCTAAGAACGACGACCACACCATTTTCTACAGCGTCTCTTTGGATGCTGGTAGGGTTGGTTTCGTTGTTCCAGTGAAGGTTGCCAGTGGCAAGCTTGTTAAGCCAACTTTGATGTTGTGCAATGGTTCTGTCGCTTCTTTTAGTCAAGAAGGCGTTAACGAACTATACGTCAGCAATGCCAGTGATTATAAGGCAGCCGCTGCTGCTTCTCCACTATTTGGATTGAAGCCTAGCGACGTACTTAACAACCTAAGAACTGCATTGGCCTCCGGCAATCATGCCATGGCCGAAGATGCTCTTAACGTGTTAAACAACTCTGGCGATACTAAGGCTTACGCCACTGGATTCCAGATGTACATGTTTGGATTGGCTCAAAAGAAAGAAGCCGCCCCTCTAGCCAAGTGTGCTCACGCTGTCCACAGCAAGACTAGCGAACACCCTGTTTGTTCTCAGACTGGCCTACCAACTCACAAGGTATACCAGGATAAGGATGGCAATTGTAGACCTCTTTATCGCAGAGGAATGGACGAGACTTACGAAGGAGCCGTTTTCAATAACCACAAGATTTTCGGGTGAGCCATGAAGTTATTCAGGCTGTCCGAACTGATGGCGCATA